TCACCGGGAAATTGTGCCCCGCTTCGTCAGTTCGTCATATTGCCGTTCACAGACTCTTCCGGCTTCAGCTGCCCGGTCAGCGTATTCTGCCAGTTGTCGGTTTCGTTCGAGAGATTTTTCGAACACGTTGGTAAGCAAAATTCCGGTGTCTGCGGCTGACGACCCAGCGCCGACAGTGGCGTTATACTGCCTGAGCTGCTCACGGATGGCAACGAGCTGCTGCTGCAGCCGGCCAGCACGAGCGGCAGCATCAAGAGCATCATTGCGCGCCTGGTCGATCCTCTGCTGCGCTTCACGTTCATTGGTTGCTTTCTCCTGTTCGTCATGTTGACGGGCTTTATCATCTTCTGCTTTGCGGTCTGCCTTCGCCTGCGCATACCCGGCGTCGTACTGCCTGTCACCGTGAATATTCCAGGCTACAACGCCTCCGGCCACCAGAACAGCAAGCATCGACACGATAAGCAGCTGTTTCCAGTACGCTTTCACGAATGCCGTGATCATGATGCCAGTACCTTCTTGGCCGACAGGTAACGCACACGGCGATCGTCGATGCCATTCTGCCCGCCGTTGATGATCTGCGTGACGCGCATCAGGTCGTCGGTGTACTTCAGGCATCCATATTTCACGAAGTACCACGCCGCGCTCCGCGCCGCATACTCGTCCTGCGCCAGCAGCTCCGGCTGCTTAACCAGATCCACCTTCAGGGCAGCCCCGCAATCGCGGTAGTTGTTTAGTCCGGTGGTCTGGATGAGTCCGCGCCCGCGGTAAAACCAACCGTCGGTTGGCCCGTTATTCCCCATGCGTTTGCTGTACACCAGATTGGCTATGGCTCGCTGCCTCTCCAGTGGCAACGATGGTTCACCCTGCCGGCGCCCTAGGGAATTAGCCTGGCCCTGCGTCAGCCGCCCGGCACGGACGAAACCAGCCAGCCCCGCCACGCTGTAATTGAAGCTCTCAACGAGCTGGGTAAAGCCAGTGCTTTCATGCCCAGCCTGGGCAATAAACATCGCCTGATCCAACGGCTTGATAATGCCAAACTCTTTCATGGCCGCCACAATGTGCGGATGCCAGCGTGTGGCCAGCACCAGGCTAACGCCGGCAGCTTTCTGAAACTCGTTAATGTCCATGTTGCGACCTCGATATCTTGAAGATTTGCACGACGTTGCCGCGCGTCTTCAGCACCGCGGCGAACATCACAGCATTGATAACGACCTCAGAAAGATCTGCGGTCATGGGGAAGTGGTACAGGTATGAGTACGCGGTACGCAGCGGGATACTGGCCGCAGCCACGATGAGGAAATAGGCGATCCACCCGCCCCAGCGGCGGTGGCGCGATCCGTTGCGCTGGAAGAACATCACCCGCAGCGCTATCCCGCCGCAGATGAGGGCATTAGCGATCAGCAGCAGATCATGGCCTGTCATCGTCTTTTCCTCCCGGGATTAAATCGCGCGGATTGTCAGAGCGGTGATACAGCCATATCCCGACCCGCACCGCGACAATTGCCGCAACGAACGCGCCGGCGGAGTAGACAATACCCCTCTCGAACGAGTCCTGTGTGATGGTGGGGATCATGCTGGCAACGCCGATAAGGATTGATGCTGTGGGTTTATAGAAGAGAAGACCGCAGAGAAAGCTGAGTAGCGCCAGGAGAACGCGGCGCTTGACCGGATACTCAACTGCAGAGGTAACAAAAATTACCGCCCCGGCCAGCGACCCCAGCGCCACTTCAGGAGGTACGCCGGCGATTACTGCTGCCAGCGCACCATAGCTAAGCCCCTGATTTATCGTATCAGCGGTTAGCGATGCAGACATGATGACCACCGTTTACTATGCATGATGAACCTCCTTAGTTTGGTAAGTTCATCATACACAATAATCCATATTTGCATAAACGGTAACAAAAAAGGTTTAGCTATAAACCTTCGAATTTTGCTAAAACCTCAGAGTCATGATCGCCAACAATTCCATATATCATATTCCCCTCAACAGTCCATAAAGCCAGGCTTCCATCAGGATTCGGAGTTGTAAGCCTCCACTCTTCGTCTGCGCTGTAAGTCTCACCAACGACGAAGTAACTGGAGGCAATTCCTGTTACAGATGTGCAGATTAAGTCATGCATTAAACCACCTCGAGTTTTACTGAATAATGCAAAATGCTGTTTGCAGATGCATTTATAGGTAGGAATATCCTGAACTTGCGTCCATCAGACGCTCCAGTGGTTAATGAGTTATCGTCATTATTATTACGTACCGTAAGACGGGTTCTTGTTGAATCACCTTGCCAGAATTTACCGAATGCGGCTGCTACTGACTTAAGAAATGAAGCAGTTGCAAATGACGAATTTATTACTGCCAAACCGGTAGTCGTTGTAAGAACATCATTCGTCACCAGAGGTGTGCAAATGACTGACTGCGCATCACCACGTACCAGAACTTCCCACACCTCCTGGACACTAATAGCTGATTCTCCCTCAAGGTATTGGTTTATAGTAACCCTGAGCCGCATTCCCATTGGAAATCCTGATATCTGCCATGACGCCCCGGCCTGCTGCGTAGCCACATCAATAGTACCAGAGCAAATACAAGACATCCCTATAGGGTTAATGTAAGGTCGCGCATCAATATATGGCACTTTGTACGTATCGTCCTGGAATGAAAAAATACTGTTACGGAGACGCTGTAATTGGTTTAATCGGTGGCTCAGGCCTGTCTGCATTGACTGATCAGTGCATTTGGCCCGGAATATCCCACCATTCTCAACCCTGATTAACTGCGTAGCCGGGTCTGTAGTTGTGTCTGTGTCTGATGTACCAAATCCGTATCCATCTGATATTAAATCAAATGTGGTTGACTCTGGAACTATGCCTTTAGCTACCACTAAAATTGCGCGAGTAGAGGATCCGCCTTCTGCCCAGTATTTTACTTTTAACTTTGATGCATACAAATTTACGTCAAAGGTGTTTGAAGTGGATGTACCATCAAGATTTCCAACAACAATTCCATTGTTTGATTTTCCTGATACACCAGCCTGATATGATAATTCAAGATCAGTTCCCATGAATGAGTTTGTACTTGTCGAACCAGCTGAAGCATTACGGTGAAAATGAACGCCATTACAGCAATTTCGAATATGTAATTTAATACGTGATTGCTCTGTAAAACTAGTATCATTGTATAATGATACTGCTGCTGCATATGTATTTGTGTATCCAGTGCAAAATATATCACAATGAAAACCAATTATATCTGAGGCCTCTATAGCATACCCGTCATTGCCTGCTGCCGTGTTAGAGGCATTACGCCCGCGGATGAGAAGCCCCGTAACACTACATTGCTCATAAAAACTAGACGATGCTGGCCCATTCTTCCTGAATCTAAAAAATATATTATTCGAGATATGATTTATCGCTGGACCTTTATTTACTGTTTCAATTCCTATTAAATTGAAACCTATTCCATCTGTAACGTCGGCAACACTTCCACCAGTAGCAGTGTAATCTATTTTATTAAGTGGATGTGGGATGTAGGCCTCTTGTATGTTGAACGTTTTAGACGCCAGCACCATATTATTCAATACCGGAGATATATCTTGTCCACCAATAGCACCGAACATCTCAGCAGACATTATACTTCTGTCTTTCCTGCGAATAACCTGACCAGCATCATTGATAATCTGAAATCCATTGTCATCAATAAGAGATGAATCGTTAGTTAGTGAGTGGCAATAAAAAATACCACCACCTTGCCCCGTGCCTGTTGTGTGCTCAACAACAAATATTTGCTGGTTAACTGAGCTGAATTCAGTAGAGCGCAATGTATTGATATCAGGACACTGACCTATATATTGAAGGCCATCAGTGTCTGATAACTTTAGAGAAAGATCAGCAGTTTCTGTAAAAGAAAAAACTGGAACAGGTTTACCTATATTATTAAACCCCTGCAAACTGTCACGCCTGCCTGGCACTCCTGACATTGTTTCAACATAATCAGGAAATCGTAATGTTTTTTTAAATAAATCATCTGCGTGTGCATTTGACCCATCAATACTGTTATCAACATAATTCTTCGTGGCCGCATCGTGCGCCTGTGACGGGTCACGCAGGTTACGAATACGGTTGTTGAGTGCGTCGTAATAGTTCGCGAGCCACGATGGCTTCCTGAGAGATAGACCGGACCACCACCCATATGCCTGCTGCACCAGCATGGTCAACTTATCGAGAGCATCTTCGTGGATCTCAGGAAAGAAGCCCCCCTGGTTCCTGATGCTGGCTTCCTGCGTAACCGGCGTGCTGCGCTCGATAGAGATTTTGTAGCCAGCTGGCAGCGCTGATGTCAGAACCACCTTCCCCCCGTTGTAACGGTTCACGCCGGTAACCGTGTAGTCGGTACCGAGTGTTAGCGTCACGATGCTTTCGGAGGTATCCAGCGTCTGCACCAGCAGGTGGCTTTTATCAAGAATGCGGAACGTGAAATCGTATTGGGTAGTGGCGCCGTTTCCGGTGTACTCGTTACGGCTTACCTGCGTTGAAACTGTCATAGTCTGCTCCAGTGGTCAGCGCTGGCGCGCGTGCATAGAAGCATTCTATTACCCATCAAACCATATATGAATAAAACAGATCGAAACGAGCAAAAACATTACCATTAAGGTAAACAAAAACCTTCTGGAAAACCCTGTTACCTTTTGATATATGTATATATATACAGTATTTATCGGAGTAATCCTAATGCCAGAGCGGTACCAGTATCCTGTCGACGAAGGTTTTGCGGATCGTATTCACACCCCGGAAGGGGTCAGATCCCTGGTTGTAAAATCACAGCTGATGGAGTTGCTCAGGGAAATGGAGCGAGACGGCCACGATGTCAGCGGTGCGGCGGCGGAACTGGTGGCACTGGTTAACTATGTGACAAGCTCGCAGTTGTCTATGCGGGAGCTGCAAACACACCTGGATTTCTGCACAATGCAGATCAGGCAGCAACTCAGATAGTGATTGAAAATTACTGCATGGGACCGTGATGACCCTACAAAGTTGGCTAATGCCGTATCACTCTGTTTCATTCTGGTTCACTCAGTTTCATTGCGTCGTTGATCTTTTTTGAGTAAGATTACCAATAAGGTAATTCAACCAAACATTGAATTCCTTCCGACGAGGCACCACAAGGTGTCTGGTAACGTTGAAAAGGAGGTAACATGAAAAAGTGGTTTGACGAATTTGATGGTTTTTAAATCAGGTTAACCTCTTAGGCGGGATTTCCCCGCCTTTTTTATGGATTTTTTTCATGACACTAGACGCAGTTACATTACAAATAATTAGCAATATCATAGTGTTAATAGGCGTTCTTGTCGCCATAATCACCATTGTCTATAACGTGCGAACAGCGAAGAAAACACAGACCGCTGTATTTCTGTTCGAAAGCAGAAAAGACAAAGACTACATCGAGTCACTGCATATCCTCAAGAAAGCCCACCAGTCAGGAAAATCATTCCGTTCGTATGTTTTCCCCATAGAAGGCACTTCTATAACAGAACAGGAAATGGATGAACGCCGTAAGTTCCAGTATATACTTAACTTTTATGAGCGCGTTGCAGTTAGCATCAGGCAAGGTATCTATAACGAAGAGATGATCAAACGAACTTCGTACACAACTGTTATCGAAACCTGGGACATTGCTGAACCGTTGATTAGAGCCATACGAGAAAAAATAAACTCCGAAATTACCTATCAAGAATTTGAATGGCTGGCTACCAGGTGGAAAAAGAAGAAGTTGAAAAAGAATTAAGCCCGCGGCGCTGGCTTTTTTGTGGCTTCCTTCCTGGTTCGATCCTCAATCACCATACCTAATATTTTGGTAATAACACTCGCTTAATTATTACCAAAATGGTAAATTTACAACCCATTTCCCTTGTGCCATAGTGATCGGGCATCGGCAAAATCCGGTGCCGGGATTGGCGTCCCGGATAACTAAACGGCGCACAACACGCGCACTGCGTGTTTTTTTTGTGCACGCGCTCTGACGCACCTATCCAATGGTGGGCTGGGCGGGGGTCCGAAAGGACGCCGGTATCCGTTTAGGCCGGTACGCCAACTCCGTTCAGTTCACCACCAGTAATTGGCGTTGCGGTGGTGATAACTCTACTAAGCGGGGTATCACAATGAACACCAAACCTTCCATTTTCAATTTCGAATCAGACTCAGCTATTCGCGCTATTATGATCGATGGCAATCCTTGGTTTTTTGCATCCGATGTTTGCCGCGCGATTGGCATCGCAAACCATCGTGATGCAGTTCGCAAACTTGATGATGACGAGAAGGGCGTCGGCTCAACCGACACCCTTGGTGGTGAGCAAGAATCAGTTATCATCTCCGAGTCTGGCCTCTACACCCTTATCCTCCGCTGCCGCGATGCGGTGACGCCGGGCACCATCCCCTACCGCTTCCGCAAATGGGTAACCAGCGAGGTGCTGCCGCAGATCCGCAAGACTGGCCGCTACGTTCGGGAAGAACTCTCCCAGGCTGATAAAGCCCGCATGCTGGCGCAGGAGATGACCAGCAGCATGTTGCCGGCGATCATGGATGCACTGCAGGTCGAGCAGAAGCACTACACCTTCCCTCTTAACCGACGCTATCAGGATCACATCCATTCACCTGATGGCCTGCGCGAACTGGCGAAAAGCTCAATGGTGATGAAGCTGCTCCGCGAACTCGATGCTGACGGGCATGATGTATCCGGCGCCGCCGCAGAGGTCACAGCCATGCTCAGCTACATTGTTGGTATCGGCACCGTACTGCGCGACATAGAAACGCATGCTCAGTACGTGATGGCTAAGGCCAAGGGTTACTGAGGTTGCTGGCGCAGGGAAGCGCCTTTAAAAAGCATGATGCGTAACCTATTCATATCTATTGATATCGCGTTTTTATTGCTCTGCTCATCTTGCAACCAACAATACCTGTGGGTATATTTACATCAACGGTACTCAACCAAATGTTGAATACTTGGTGTGCAGGTCGCGACCTGGCATAGACAGGAAACGAAACCCCACATTATGAAGAGACAGCGCACGTCTCATCCCGCACGGGAGGATCTTATGTTTAACTTTGACATGCAACTCGACCAGAACTACGCATCGTTCTACAACCCAGACAGTGGAAAGGCTGTTTTCGTTGATAGCTTTGACAATGTTGAGTTCGATGTGCGTGTAGGGACCTTGCGTGAAAGTCATCATGTAGCTACTGTGCATGCAGAAACAGATGAAGAGCTCAACTCAAAACTGAAAGATCTTGCTGAGCAGTACTTATGACTATAACAAAGCGGGCGATTCTTGATCTGGAAGCTGAGATAAATGACATCCTTGAGGAGGATTGTGCAGAGGTTAAATTTACCTTTCATGCAGCATACGAAAGGCTTAATGATCCTCGAAACAATCCCGCAATATCTCTTAATGAGCTTGAGGATGTCTTCAAGGAATTCATAAAAATTCATCTCACTACGTTGCTTAGCTACCCGGAAGGAACAACTTTCACAATTAAATGCAATAAGACAAAACTGCATTTTCCTTGCTCGGTTGTTCATGACCTTAGATATGGGAAAAAATGGATAGTGCAATCAGTTGTAACCGTAATGAGGAAGGCTGATTTCAAATCCAAGGATCCTATTATCCTAGAAATTAATTAAGCCCGCCTTGCGGGCTTTTTAATGGATGAAATCTGAGCACAGCGCTACAATCATAAAGCCACGGTTCAGTGGTCTACACATGGTAAGTGAAAATGAAAAAAGCATTAGCAGTGCTGTTTGTTCTGTTGTCTCTGGGTTCTTCCGCACAGGCTTTCGCTGGTAACTGCCAGCATCCTGATGATACTGCAGCTGACGGCTCACGCTGCGGCGGCCGTTCTGCTGATTCTCGCCCCGGCGGGCAATGATAAATAAGGCCGCGAAAGCGGCCTTTGTGACATGTCACACTCTTTTCCTGAAAGATAACCATTCCAAGAACGAAGACATTCCTCCGCAGGCAATAGCAAAAACCAGGCCACCAAAGAAAAGAAGCCCAGCCTGCCACCACTCCCAGCGCCATACGTCCATGGCTCCAACCATTCCCACGATAGATCCAACCAGTGGTATATAGCTGACGATGAATGCAATCGGTGCCGCTATTATCCAGTGCAAGCCCCACCACGACTCAAGGCCGGCCATAATAGCCGCTAACTGGAAAATCCCCACCACGATGTAAACGATAAAGCCAATAGCTTGCATGTAGTCACCTATTTATTCAGAAAAAATTAGAGGTTTACCTTGAATAAGGCTCGCCACAAGAATTATTCCCTGCACAACAAAAATAAACCAGCAGATAGCCTGCGCTGGGGGACTAAGGAAATATTTGTATCGGTCAGCAAATAACAACCAACCAGAAACTATCACAGACAAAATAATTAAAAACAAGGATCCCCCTTATTCCGGCGTTACGTCCTGCGGTCGCCACCAGTATGTCTGGTTGAACTGTTTCTTGGATCTCTGCTCTACCTTGCGCAGATATCCAGGAGAAAAGTATTCCTGAAGCTGGTTAAATATCATATGGTCAAGCGCAGCTTTTGCATACCAAAGATTGGCACCGGGGATAAGGCCCTTGCCGAGTTTAACCAGATCACCACCTGTCTGTTCCGGCTTTCCTTCAACGGCATTAAGCGGGATGCCCTGCGCCAGCTTAACTACGTCATCAACCAGACCAGCCACAGGCCCCAGCATTGACGCCAGCGCGCCACCACCGTAGCGCGTATGGTCAGAAAGCAGGAAGTCACCATAGAGGCCAAGACCACCACCTTTCAGCAGCGCGCCGAGCCAGAATTTACCAGCATCCTTCCCGGCCATCTCTCGGGGATTCCTCCCGGATGCCATGTCGTTTAGCTGCTGAGACAGCGCGCCGAGCATCGTGGTGCTGGCGAGGAATGCGGCGATATAAGCGGCCCGGCCGCCAGCGGAAGGCATGCCCATTGCACGCGTCCAGTGCCGCAGCACAACAGAGATCGGAAACGATTTGAATAGGAAAACCGAGCGGGTTAACTCGCCTTTCCATGTTCCGCGCTGCAGGCCACCACCAGTAAAAAGCTGCTCACGCGCGCCAGGCGTAATCACCGCCATGTCGACTTCTTCAGATACTGCGGCCAGCAGCCGGCGCATGGCCTCAAACCTTACTCGTTCCGGGGGCCCTAAGTGCATTACAGCAGCATCAGGGATCCGCATAATGCTTTCCGGAGTGAGCATGGTCGTATTGCCGTTACCCCAGTCCTCCTGTTGCGCCAGCTTCCATACACTGAAGTCCTGCTCGGTGATTCCTTTGCTTTTCAGTATGCGGAAATCGCTGTCGTCAAGGCTCCGCAGATCAGGTGCCCTGCTGACCACTTCCCCAAGGCTTCCCATCATCGTCACGCCGTAGGCACGTTTGTGCGCATCGGTCCATGCTGTCAGGCCGCTAGCGCGCATCACCGCCGTTGCCGCCCAGCGTGAAACCGAAGGACCCATGTTATCCATCGCCCAGCGGTTAACGCTGCCGAGCAACGATTCCATTGCCAGGCCAGCACGGCGGGCGCGGGCAAGCTCCGTGCGGTTCGCCGGGTTCATAGCCTCAAGTTGGTTCATAAACAGCCGGTTCATAGGGATGTTCGCTACCTTCGCCGACATGTACATCGTGCCAAGGTCTGAGAAGGAAGCCAGCAGCGCGGAACCAAGTCGGCTCGCCACCATCCAGTTTCGGATATTATCCGACCACCGTGCGATGTGCGGGTTGGCGATCGGCTGAGTCTTACCGGCGATAAAGTTGTAAAGGTTCTCGGTGCTGTTGGCCAGGCGCTTAATCCTGCCTGTGCGCTCAGGGTTGGCAGTGGCCTGTTCAGCTGTAACCTCGTCCAGGATTGAGCGGAAAACGTGATCGGGGTTCGGTCCGTATGTCTCAACCAGAGCGATATCTTTGCTGATCCCTTCCAGGTGCCCGACCATTACTTCCCACAGAGAGCGATCGCCATATTCGCGCTGATACTCAAGGTAGGAGTCTGCGTCTTTGAAGTGGATCTGACGGGATGCATTACCGCGATTAGAGCGCGCGCCGGAAATGCGCATGCCGGTGTCGCTTAATTTGTTCAGCCCGCCGGTGGCGATGGTGTTGTATGCCTCGCCCAGGAAGGTTTTCAACTCAGCATCGCTCATCAGCTGGCCGTCATCTTTGATGTAGTACTTGCGATCCAGTTTGCCGATGACGTCGCTAATCCACTTATCCTGTGAGACCCTGCCGACTTTCTCCATTGAGTGGTGCTGAGGGATGCCCCAGTTTTCCAGGTAGCCGATATCACCACCAGCGTCATTGAAGCGCTGGCGCAGCAATTCAGTAACGCCAGCCCATGCTTTTGCGCCCTTCTTCGCTCTCACGTTTCCGGTGTCCTGCCCGCGCATCTCGTAAACCAGATCGCGCACGCTGGCCTCGTCCTCAAACAGATGGAAGAATCGCGGGTCTACCGCTTCAAATGCTTCCTGAATCTGGCTTAGTGCATAGTCGCGGGTGGCTTTGCCGCGTGATTCTACCGACAGGAAATTTGATTTACCGTCAGCGTGAAAAGCGATGGTGCGGTTAAGCGCCTCAAGCTTGCCGTCTTTCCCCTGGTAGGTCTTTATGAAGGCGTCGAGACGTTGCCTGGCCGCAATGGTGAGCGCAACGCGGCGCCTCTTAAGCGCTGCTTCGTTGGTCAGCTCGTTCGCTGCTAACTGCCCGGCCCGGCGCAGGCGTTCAGCGTCAGTCATCGCCCGCCAGGATGCCGGATCATTGCGGGCCAGTTGTCGCATGTTCCGGTAAATACGGTCTTCAATATTCTGGATTTCCTGCTGCGTGAGTCGGCGGCTTGCGGCCTGCTGCACGGCGTTAATACATTCCTGACGCATAATTTATCCTCTTAAGAAACACGCAACAGCGACATCGAAAAGTCTGGAGTCCTGCACAGCCTGCTCATTTTCCCGCGCGGCATCATCAAGCACCTCGCGCGCGCTTCTTGACTGTGGATTTCCCTCATCGTCAAGCACGGTGATCACCATATCTGGCGATGATGCCAGCGAGTCTTCAGCGGCCATCACATCAATGTCCTGCTGATTCTCTACCGTTCTTGTCGCTGGCGCGCTTTCCATATCCCGGAGAGCCGCGTTGGGCTCCAGCGGTGCGACTTCATCGGCGGAGCGCACTTCTGCCGTGCGGAAAAATGAAAGAGCCTGAGCATCAAGCTCGGCCTCTGCTTGCTGCATGCGGGCGATCTCTGCTCTTGCCTCGAAGAATTCACCACCGGGCTCATGCGGGGCCAGTGCGTTACGAGAGAATTCCAGCCTCCCCTGTGCTTCACTGATCCGCTGATCGACATCTCTCAGCCTTGCCTGCTTATCGGCTCGGGCACGGGACAGCGCTTTGCCGCTTCCCGCGGGTTGCTCTGCCAGTATCTGGTTACGCTGCTCAGTGAGGTTAGTGATAATGCGTTCGCTGTTGGCTATTTCTGACTGGTAAACCTTGCGGTCGCCACGCGGAAGAATTTGCGCAGCCTGATCCTCAAGCGTCCGCATTTCAATAGCTCTGGATGTTGCACCCTCATCTGCCTGAGAAAGCATCTCATCCAGTGCCTGCGATATAATGCTGCGCCGTGCCGGTATGCTGGTGAATGCCGCCGGCTCAACAATGCTCGCCACATCAACCGATCGGCCTGCACTGACATCCTGCATCGCCTGCCGTAGTGCCTGGGTATGCGCATCGCGTGACAGCACATTAACCGGAATCCCTGGAGCGATATCAAACTCAGCATGATGAGCAGCATTGGCCGCCAGAGCTGCATCGACGTCGGCAGGCATAAAATCAGGCGGGCGAACATTTTCCCCACGCGAGTTTACGAACCGGCCTACACCGCCGAATGCCAGTCCGAGAACTGCATCGATCGCCATCGCCTGCTTATCGAAAACGTCATACTGCGAGGCCATATCCTCATAGCCATTATTGCGCAGAATGGAGGCGGTGCTGCCGCGCATAGCCATACCAAAGGCGACGTTCGTGCCTGCCGCATAAGCGATATCAGGCGCAGCTCGCACAACGGTACCAGCAGCATTCCCAAGCGCCGATCGTGATAACTGAGCGCCGACACCTTCAGCCAGTGCGCCACCAGCACGCAGGCCGATGCTCATCGGTATGACTGTACCGGCACCAGCTGTAAGGCCGTGTACCAGCGCCACTTCCTGGGCGGTGCTGTAATCTACGCCTTCGCCGCGCAGTCGCTCAAACTCGGAGAACCCCTGCAAGCTGGTCACAGCAGCAGCGGCGCCAGCAGGACCGGCTGCCAGCGTACTTACTACTGCCTGCGATCCCATATCGAAAAGACCATACAGCACCTGTCCGGCGGTGCCTGTAGTGGCGGCATCCGGCGTCAGGCGTTTAACCTGTGATGCAGCAAGCTCTCTCTGTCGGGCGATGTATTCAGGTGACGTGTCACGAAACGATGTATTGTCATTAACAAACTGAGCGATGGGTGATACAACGGCATCAACACCAGCCCACAAAAGCTGGTCAGGCTTTGCAACAAGGCCGGAATAAAGACCTGATGCGGCACCGCTGACTGATCCATCGAAAAACCCAACATCGTTTTTAGGGCTGCCTACTGGGTTTGATGCGGCCTGGTCCAGCTTCTGATTCTGGTTTACAGGGTTAAGTCCGAAGTAACTCATTGAGGGATATCTCCAGAGAAGCGCTGACGCTGCTGCGTGAGATCGATAACTACCGGTGTTCCGTCCTGTTTCAGAAGGTATCCGGTACCAAGTTTCACAAGATACTGGCTGTCGCCGTAGCTTTGCAGGCCGTACTGCCCAGGCGGAGCCTTAACGCCAGCACCGGTAACCTGCGTTTCCCATGCCTGATTAACCTCTTTATCGAACTGCTCAGAAGACATGCCCCACGGCAGCAGGACATTACCCATGCCGTTATAGTCATGCACGCCGCCAGTAGCGACGTTAATAGCTTGCTTCCATGTGTCAGCATCAACTTCACCTGATACAACTCCTTTCTTAGCCATGACTCCAGCGTAATAATCTTTGGCGATCTCATAGGCCATTGATGCGCCATTGGCATCACCAGCGAATGCGTCTTTGACTATGTTAGTAAAATCAGGGAGTAATTCTGTATCCTTCGGCATAGCAATGCCTTTAGCATCTTTGGTACCACGGCGTGCAGCTGAGCCAGAAAGAATAGTTTGTGCCGCCGATTCCGGAGACACATTGACGTCAGGACTAAACCAGCTTTTCTCTGCAACAATCCCGCCAGGTTTATCCATCAGGATACCGGCGACCGCAGCAGAAGGGGCGTTGGTACTTATTTGTTGCAGCGCAGCCATATAGACCTGCCCTCCACCGGTGCTTTGTCTGATCGTATCAAGGTATGCAGACTGCTGTGAAAATGGGGCATCGCGGAAGAAAGTCCCGATCTGGCTGGCCTCATCTTTTGAAAAAAAAGTTAACGGCGTGCCGTATGATTTTGCCAGTTCGGCTGCCTGAGAAGCACGCAGCGCAATGCTCTGGCCAAAGTTATTTTGGTTGGTCATGTCTATAGGCTTACTCTGGCCGGAAGACAGAGAAAACTGAATAGGATCGGCCTGACGCTGTTTGATCACCTGGTTAGCAGCGGTGACAACATTGTCATAAAGCGCGGCCCGCGACGCATACCCTTCCCCGGTCTGCTCCGGAGTCGGCTCAAGCTGTTTAACATAGGCTGTGATGCTGCTGGTCGGCATGTTGCGGAATGAGCCAATGTACTGCCCGGCGATCTGCGTATTTTTGAACTCGGTATATCTCTGGTTACCTTCTCGCACGCCATACGCCGCCAGAAACTCCTTCTCTCCTGGAGGATCCGGAAACTCTACACCGCGCATATAGGCGGCAGTAGCATCACGAACCTGGCTATCGATAGCCGTTCTGTATTCGGCCTGCTGCTGCCGGCGGATCTGGTCAGCCTGGCGCAGAAAAGTGGCCTGCGCTTCCGGCGTGGCGGCGTCGAATGCTGCATTGCCGGTGTAGCGTTTATTGCTGGTTGGCAACTGAGAGAGGCCCAGCGCGGCGCTGACGCCGGTGGACAACTGATCCTGGCTGTATGGCTGACTGCCGTTTTCATGCTTAATGATGGCGGCACAGAGCGCCTGCAGCGTGTCAGGATTGGAAGCGTCAAGCGGCTGGTTAGCAGTGACGCCGAGCTGCGCGCAAACCGCTTTGATGTATGCGGCCGTGTCGTTATTGTCAGACGGCGGTGCCAAGCGGTTAATGATCTCGCCAACGGTATCAATCCCCTGTCGCTGGTAGGATATGAGGTTGCGGCCCAGCGCGCGTATCCCATGCTCAGGGGTCTCGAATTTTGCAAACCGGCCATCACTACCAGTCTGGCCAATCCACGGGTTTGATGAACTCGCTTCGAGGTTCCCTGGGTTATTGTTGCGTACCCCTCGCGGGCCATCTGCTGATGCTTCACCACCGCCGGCGACAGCACGGCGTGAACCGGCGGCCGTATCGCTCAGCTCACCGTTGCTCTGAATGAATCCGATCGCGTTATTTGCTGACCACTGAGAAAGCGCGCCATCAGCTACCTTCTCTTTGAATTCCACCTTTTTGGCCTGGATCTGCTCAGGGCTCCACCCATGTGCAGCGCCGAAGCTTTCTATTTGCTGAAACGCCTGCTGATTAGCCAGCACATAGTTGGCGTTATCGCCATACATTGCCGAAGCGGTTTTGGCGCCGGTGGTCAGCGTTGCCTGGAACTGACCTTCTTCATACGCATTGAGCTGCCCTATCTCATGCCGGCCAGCCTGAGACGTAAACTGGATGCGCTGCTGCTGAGCCTGCTGCAGGAATCCCTGACGCGCCGACTCCGGCAACTGCATCGCCAGCTCCTGCGCCTTTGCGTCAAAAAGCTGTGTGTATTCCTGCCCCTTGCCGAGGGCATTTTTACCCTGCAGGTTAAGCAGGCCATTCTGCGGGTTGGTCATCAGATCGCTTGCGGTCTGCGTCAGTTGCAGCGATGCATCCTGGCTAAGCGCTACATCAGCCTTGCGCTTTGCATCAGCCATCATATTGATCGACGTATCAGCAGCCTGCTGGATGCCCTGCACCAGTGGATTTTCCGGGACACGAAGATTACTCGTCATCACCGGTGCGGTTTGCGTCTGGCTCTGGCGTTGATATTGCGGAACGGTTGGCATAGTCAGCTCCTTTTACTTAGCGGAAAGCGGCTTCCAGGTACCGCCCAGTGTCTTGTATGCATTAAGACCGGTCAGCGTGGAGTTGAGCAGTGTTGAACCTGCGCCAAGCATTCCGGACTGCTTATCAATTTTCCCTTGAGCGCGGCTGGTATCAGCCTGGAACTGCAACCCGGCGGCCTGTCGCTGGCCGTTGTTGATGGTGGTCAGCGCGTCGAGCGTGCCCTGCTGCATGGTTTCAGTTGTCAGGTCCAATGCGTTACCGCTCGTCAGGTCGGCGCCGTTAGCAGCCAGTGCATTGGTTTGCTGTCCGGCAACCCGCCGGGCCTGCTGCCGCTGCTGGTATGCCTGGTCATTAGCTGTGTTGATAGTGTCGCGGGCGGCCTGCTCCTGAGCGTCGGCGTTAGCGTTCGCCAGCGCGGCGTTAGCGCGGCCTGTCTGGATCTGACTGTAAGCACTGAGACCGCCAGCAACTGCGGTTACGGCTAGTGCTGCGGTAGCTGGTTCACACATGGTCGATCTCCTTCGTAAAGTGGTGAAATGGCATGCCCTTTAATCCGTATGGCTCAGGGTCAGCAAGCGTGAACCCCATCCAGTGAAGCCAGGATTTTGCTGCGTGGTTACGCGCATCTACGTAATTTTCAAGCACGCGATATCCGCGTGATATGTCACGAAGAATCGGTCTGCAGTGGCGGAGGAATGTCAGTGGCTGATGCTCAATGTGGTCGGTGCTTACAAGCCACGGAATACCGCGCCCGGTAATGATCGATGCCGGAGATATACCGAAGATGGTTACCACCTCGCCGTTAATCATCCCTGCAGCGGCTACCGAAGCGCTTTTCATAGCGCGAGTTATGACCTCCGCCGGAGTCATCCCAGCGGCAGCCATAAACTCATCGTGGTCTGCCTGGCGGACATGCGGGAGAATTGCGCTGATATGCTCGTCAGTAACGCTGACTATCTCAACTTTTCGCATATCAGCCCCCTACCGTTACGCGTGGTATAATGGCCAGAATGCCAAGCGGCAGCGGATCGGAATGGCTAATTACAACTCGCCCGTTACGCTCCCAGTTTGCATCGAGGTTCATATCGATGATGCCCGTCTTTAGCCCTACCGGGTCGTCGTAGAATTCCCACTCACGCTGGGTATACTCCAGTAAGTGAGCATCATCTGTTCCGGCCCAAACCGAGCGCCCGCTGTTGAGCATTACGCAAAGCTGATTGATAAGTTTGGTCTTATCCAGCAGCGTAGACTGCCCTGCAACGTTCACGTCCAGCGTTTCGATAACCGCGGCTACCGGCAAACCGATATGCACCACTGACGAGTGGTTTTCGATCGTCACTTCGCCGCCTGATACAACCTGCTGAGGTTCAACGTTACCGTCGGCAAGAATGCTAACCGTCTGCCCCTCGAGGTGAGACAGTCCCGCAAATGTCCGACGTGCTATCGACCAGGTGGATTGCGCGCTATTGCGCAGTGCTGCCGGTACATCACGGTTTACCAGCACGGTAGCGACGGTTGAAGAAACGACTTCAGCAATGCTTATGCGCATCGACTTACTGATTCCGTCCTCTGTATACGGAATGTGAATTTCCTGGCTGGTACTGGAGGAATCGAAAATTGCAGTGCTGCAGGTCAGGGTTAGCTCATCCTGATATGTCCAGCCACCAGCGGTGCTAATCGTCATCGTGCGTGTCGAATCGGTATTTTCTCCGCTGTATGACAGCCCGGAATCTACGAAAAATGCATCCTGCTGCTCTGTAAACTGCCGGGTATTCAGTCGCTCAACATAACGAACTGTCGATCCATTCACCGTACGGCGAATAAGCGCATAGACCGCATCTTCCTGCCCTTCGCTAATACTGCAGATCGATTCGACATAGCCATTAGTCATCGGGTGCGGATGCCAGGCATATACCTGCTGCTCACGGAGATAAGTCAGCCCAAGAAGCATGCCATCACTCCTCGCACACCATGCAACGCTGAACGGCTGTACAGACAAGGCCCAATCCCTGATGCTGTAACCGTTAAACAGATGACTGGCAAGGAGGGTCAGATCACTGGATTGATAGCTGTCCTGGTCGAATGAGTAAAACAGGTCGCGGATGATGGAGCCCTTCTGCTGAACGTACAGTGCAACGCTGCCAACGTTGATTGGCGCCAGATCGCTGCTACCGTTGAACGACTGACCGGACATCGCAAAGCCACCGGTTCCCGTCAGGTTGCCGTTGCTGTCGCCTGTCACCTTGAACTCTCCGCCGCTGGTCAGCACGATAAGCTGACCGACATCGAGAAGGTGCAGGATTTTGTTCAGCTGGCGACCGGCGTAGTTATAGGTGATCGCATCGTCGTCAACCTTCGGGTTGCTGCGATAGAAGTTGTGATAATCACCGGTACGGCTACACCATATAGTTTGAGGAAATGCCCGGCTGCCGCCGAAAATCAGCCGCTGCTGGTAATAGGTAACTGTACCCGGGTAGCCGTCTGTATCGTTCCAGGCATAATGCGCCCATTTGTAAGTGGCGAAGGTGCTACCTACCACTTGCGCTGGCAGCTCGATCTCACCATCCTGACGTGGCACAACGTCGGCCGTTGCAGTTAGTCCATCTCCGGCGACGGCGGTAATACGGCACACGCCAAAACCACTATGCAGATAGCGCCACAACACACCGTTACGGCCACCAAGCCCCCAGCCATCCCAGGAATCTCCCGTTGTATGGGTCGGAGCAACAGTGCCGGTGGTGCCATTAGAACCGCCGTCAACACAGCGATAAAAGTTCTCCTGATATCGGCACTCGTCACCGATCCCGATGTCTTTGTCGGTTTCCCACCGACCAACACTATCTACCGCTTTCTGTTCCATGTAGAACAGTTTTCCCACGTGCTGGCTTTTGAAAATCGGGCTGTTGGCAGTCAACGTTACGGATCCAGTTCGGCCTGAGGCGTACACAGTTACCGAGTCGTCTGTGTTCAGGTCCTGGAATGGCCCGCTGGTTGTTGTCACTGCGGCGGTGCGCCAGTCAGCCTCTCCGTAACGCCGGATCTCAAGCGGCGGATAATCGTTGTGGCACACTGTCATCACATCGGCAGACTGCGTAAATTTCAGCTCAGAGATGACGCTCACCGGCCATGGGGTAGCCACTTCAACAGGGCTGCCGCCGTCCGTAACCAGCGCGCCGTTAGACCAGACACGGAAATAGTGATCGCCGAGCTCGAGCGCATAGGTTTGCGATACGCTGAACTGAAAAGGTATTAGCCGGCAGTAACGGTCTGCATATTTCGCGCTCCCCAGGAACCGGAACCCGGGACGATTTTCAATGCCGCCTGACTGCCGGACGATGAAATTGCGGCAGCGGCGCAATGACGTCTGGTATTTTTCAAGATCGATTCGAGCATACAGTGAAGGCGATATCTCGCCGCCGGCAAGCGACGGCTGCACCAGTGAATAAGCCATCAGCAGATCCTCGCACTGGCAAGGTCTGACATCGCCTGCTGCGGTTCATGAGCCTCATCAAGAGAGCGTTGCATGGCCGCCGTAAGCACCTGCTGATAATTGGCCATTGCCTGCTGACCGAGACTGGCATTTGCCGCGATCGGCATGGCTATCTCTGCCGCCATACGCCACGAAAGAGCATCAGCGAACAGGGCATCAAACATCGTCGGGTCAGTGATGCTTTTCACGTATAGCAGTACCGCCTGAGACTCATTGGTATGAATGACGCGGCCAGTGCCATCTTCATTGCTGCCAACTTCAAAAACAGGCTTATCCTGCAGAACGATATGAGACCCAGTGAACCACTTCGGTAATATGGCAGATATACGCGCGCAGTCGGTCGGGTACTGATACCGGAACAACCATCCCGGCGCGGGGTCGCCAAGGTCAGCCAGGACAACGCGCGACATGGCAAAGTTCCAGTCGTTGTCTGCCAGAACTGCGTCGCGCATGGACTCGTAAAACAGGTTGCAGGTATATGCCTCTTTGGTCTTTTCGGTGAGGCTATTAATCGTCCGGCTGTTGCCTATACGTGCCAGCGCGATATTGCAGATATTGATCACTGATGCCATATCATCCACCAACTAAAAAGGGGCTTTCGCCCCTTTGGCTATGAGGGCTTACACCCCGAGTTCTTTCCGCCTTTCGGCGATCTTCGCCTTCAGAGTTTCCGCTTTGGTATTGAAATGCGGCGCTTCGCCGAACATTTCTTCATACTGTTTGCGCAAATCATCAAGCTCGGTTAACTCTTCTGCACTGACCGGAATAATCTTTTCGCTCAGGCTGGCATCAACGGAAACCAGATTACTTCCCGGCTCACCGTCGTAGGTAACGATATCGCCCGGCTCATGCAGGCGGCCATTGATGAATGACCGCTTAGCGACTTTGTACTCAGGCATTGGTTTGCACGCCTCCGGTGATACCCGCAGTGACTTTGCCAGTGGTCGGCGCAGTACCAGTCACCGTATAGTTCAGACGGATGTAGCGTTCCATCTTCATCGGCAACGTGATAACCGGCGACTTATAGCCCAGCACCAGAGATGCCAGTGGGATCGTCATGGACAGCACGTCCGCAGCGGAACTGAATGCAGAGTTGTCATCGGTTTGCACCGTCACAGTCAGGCTGGTCAGGTTGTTGAAACCTTCAACCACCTGGATAAGCAGCGGGATATCGCCATATTTACCGACATCTTTATTGCTGCCGGTATCAATGACGTTAGTCGAAGCAGCCGTGGCCGTAATGGCCTGAGCTGCGGAAAAAAGCGCTTGCTGGTCGAGCAGCATGATCCCCCCCTTACGCCGTTACGGCTGATTCAGTATTCAGGATGGCGTCAGCGCGACGGATCGGAATGCCCAGGAAAGAAACGATTTTCTTACCGGCATATTCGTCGATCGTCAGGTTAACGTTTTTCGCATTCATAGCCTGCTTGTGCAGCCAGGCATGGATGGTCTTGTTGCAGTAGATGACCTCTTTGCCATCGCCCAGCATTGCTACATCACGCGCGTAGTACGCATCGACCATCATGCTGATGAGGTCTGCGCCGCTGGCTGCGTCTTTAGTCAACGTGGTGACATCGATGTTGCAGATGCGCGAGATCGAACGCCAGTCACGGACTGACAGGCCGAGATGCCATTTGAACTCATCACGGTAAGCCAGGAACTGACCGCCGTTCGCATCGCTGACCAGGTCATTACCCAGATCCTGATGCTGGAACCCGGCGACCATACCTTCCGGATAGATCATGTGCGCAGTGTTCTCACCCCAGGACATGAACCAGATGGAGGTATTGGTAGAACCACTACCACCGGCGCTGAATACGTTCTCCGCGCTGGCCGCTTTGGAAGTGCTCAGAGTGTTGAAGCGCGGAGCCAGGCCCATGAACGCTTCCGGCTCAGCATCGGTATTGCCGTAGAAGGTGTAGCGGGAAACCTTGTTGTTGAAGCCCTGCAGCTTGCCCATGTTCTCGGACACGCGGAACGAGTCCGCATTACCGGAGCGATCGGCCAGGTCTTTGTCCACAAAGCCAAGGTCGTACAGCATACCGGTAGTGTCAGTCACCGGGACGGTCTGGGTTTTGGTAGGCTGCACGCCCTGGTTGTAACGGCGCCACACCGGCTCGGGAATACCGGCACGAATGGTGGTTTTGTGCTTGGAACCGTCATTACACGGCACGTAAATCGCATCGGTAATGACATCGTTGCTTTTCGCCAGTTGCTCGACGATTTTAGCGATCCGCCCGTTCTTGTCGGTACGGCTGTACACGTCAAGAAGAGAAGGCAGCGTCTGACCAATTAAAGCCATGATTACACCTCACTATTTTTTGCTTGGATAAAACGCTTCGACCAGATCGTTTTTCGGCGATCCGTTACCCTGGCCAGTGACGAAACTGTCTTCACTCATCAACTTGCCTACCTTTGCGAACGCCCGAACCATTTCCGGGTGGTTACCCAGGCCGGTCGAGTCAAGGAATTCGCGGAACTCTTTCGATGCGAAGGTATCCAGCGCCTTCTGCGCGTGCCCTACGGATACCGTTAATTTGTCGCCACCGATTTCTTTGTCAGCCTTCGTGTCAGCTGCCCACTGTTCAACCTGCTGCCCCCACGACTCAGCCTGGCGGTTCTGGATTTGCTCCTGCAGTTGTGGCCACAGTCCAGCCAACTTCTGCGCCTGGTCATTAGAAAGACCAAGCTCGCGCGCCACGGGCTCAAACAACTCAACAGCTTTTGAGTCCAGCTCAGTGCCTTCAGGTGCCGTTAGTTCATATTTTTCTGGAACCGATGGTTCAGCAGAAGGAGTTGGCTTATCGCCAGTCGGCTCAGGTTTATCACCATCAGCTGGCGAAGGTTCTGGATCTGCTGCTGGTTGTTGCGCTGCTTCAGATTGCTCAGCCGCAGGAGCCGGGGATGGTTCGGATGCTGCTGGAGCTGCCCCACCATCTGCAGGCTGCTCATTGCACAAACGCCGATACATCAGACGCTCAAATAAATTCATCGCTATTCCTCGCTGGCCTCTTTGGCCATTGCCAGATACTGATCGGGACACGCCTCCATCACGTCGGAAAAGACTTTCAGTCCCGTGTTACGTTTTCCTTCGGCGAAGGCTGCCGAGAGCGCCTCACCGGTATAAGTCGTACGCCACACTCCAGCCTGCTCAATCAGGCGCCAGATGAAACGGCGGCCGTGTTCTGTCTCGCAGATGAGGCGCAGGTCATTAAGTTCGTTCTCGCGCCGTAACTGCTGCCTTTTGAGCTCATCTGCTGCCAGTTCTTCACGCTCTTCTTCGCTCAGGTAATCAGTCATTGCGTCACCGCCGGCTGCTGAGCAGCATCAGAGAGGGTTTTTAACAGGCTAGGGTCAGCGGTGTTGGTATCGCTCAGGGTCTTAGCGGTTGCGCCAGCTTGCTGGGCCATAGCCATCATCTGCTGCTGTTGCTCCATTTGAGCACGCTGCTCGCGCGTAGCTTGCACCTCATCATCAGAGTTAACGATCGTGGCCGGGACGCCGAGCATATTTCCGTACTCGTCAATCGTCTGGTCGATATTGAGTTTGTCGAGCGCCGCAGGATTGGCTTTTGCAAGATTCCCAACAAAGCCAACAAAGCGCTCAACGCTGCTGATCCCTATGGATTTTTGGGCCTGTGCCAAAATGGAGACATATTCAACTTTCAGAGGAGTGCCCTGCAGTTCTTCCGGAGGCTCAGGAAAGAGGTTGCGGCGCGCCATGATGTTGAATGTGCGATCAACGAAAGGATCAAGGAATTCATCATTAAGTCGCTCAAGTACTGGACCAAGCTGCAGGAGTTTCTCATCCTGCATTGCGGCCACAGCTTCCACTGGCATGCTCCTGGTGTTGATGGTGCTGAACAGGTTAAACAGGTCAGAGAAGAAGCAGGCTTCAATCATTTGGCGGTCATCAGCAATGCTGCCGAGCATGTCATTAAGCTGCGGGCTGACGGCGTAAGCCGGACGCACTAGCTTGGTAGCATCAACTTCATCGACATAAGTAACTCCGCCAGGGGCAAGGTTGATCAGCTTATTTTTAAGACCTGTCGGGGCCACCATTGGCGGGTTAACAAGCTTATCGATCGCGTTAGCTTTGCGAATTTGCTCCAGCTGCAGAGCCTTACCAGTACCGAGCGCCATCATTCCCGGGCAGTTACTCCCGTAAACGTCTTCCCCGTTAATCTCCCAGCGCGGTGAAAGGATCGGCGGCTCATCAAAACCAGCCTCACGAAGGAGCTTGTCACCGTCTCCGGACAACTCGAAATACACCGATTTGAATGCCTTGTTGCGGGAGTTCAGCTTGCCATTCACACGATCGATATTGGGCTCTGTCAGATGGACCACATCGAACCATGCTTCATAGTTCGCGTTATCCCAGGCGCCGCGCACGGCGTTACTGACGTTGTCCAGGCCAAACTGCATAACAATCTGGCGGGCAGTCATGGAGAAAACGCGATACGTGGTATCGACTGACAAACGATGCGAGTTTGACAGGTAGTAACTTCCGATCGGCAGAGGATGAGTACGAATCACATCTTCGTCGTCTTCGAGAACCGCCATAGCCGCGGTACCAAAAACACCAAGGTGCCGGTAGATAATCGGCAGGGACTGGTAGACGTTAGAGCGGTTCATGACGTCGTTCATCCTGGTCATGACCACATCAAGCCAGCGTTTTACCGGTCCATATTGCATCATCTCCGGATCCGGCGTTGCCAGCTTAAACCATGGGCGGGTTGGGCTGGTGATACCTGACAGCATGCCTGATTGCAGAGTGCGGGCAGCTTTGGAGGCGGTAGGGTCAACGATGCGGGTATTACGCTTGCTGCCGTTGTTTCTCTCCGTCGTAAGAAAGCGCGTGCTGCGCGGATCAATAAATTCCGCCAGTTCGCGCCAGTGCTCCTCAAAGCTGGTGCGCTCATTTTTGAGCTGCCCCAGGTGTTTGAGGTAATGCTGTTTCGGAGAGAGTTCGGCCATGGATTACGCCCCGAGCAGGGTCTTACCCTGAGTACCGCCAGAAGGCTGCGTTACACCCTGGCTCGACGTCAGGATTGTTGATTTCTGCCCGCCCGCTGCGGCGCGGCGACGACGATCGCTATCAGCGGCGTTCTGTACAGCAGAATCGGAAACCTGCGGCGCCGCCTGAACCTGCGGAGAACTCACTTTCGGCTTGCTGATGCACATTTTGCTGCGCTCCATACGCGTTTAAATTATTACCAATTTAACCATATATGATTTATTTGTCGTAGTGTATTGACCTTTTGACGATAAATTATTACCTTTTTGGTAAACACAACATGAAAGCGCACCCCATTCCCTTCCATTGGTGGCTTTGTCGTTACTCAGATGGCGGAGTGCGCTTCCAGGTGTGAAAGCATCCGGCGTATGGCACATGCGTCGATAGCGGTCCGGGGGCTCCTTGGTACATGGCCCAGCGGGTAGCCGGAATGTGCAAGCCATGCCCTGCATGCACGACAGCGACTCACCATCGTGGCGGTACGGTGTGACACCTCGGAAGAGACGAGGGCACAACAGGAGAGAGTATTTATGGAGCCGCGACAAAGTGTGGCGCCTTAACTGGCTAAGTACTCTCTTCGTTGTGGTGAAGCTCAACGGCGAGCTAGGGAATAGTTTTGCGGTGAAGATTCTAGATAACTAACCGCAGGATGCGCGTAACCCAATCGGCAGCGCACCGATGGAAGCTGGTTCGACTCCAGCCATCACATACAAAATCACGCCTCAGGACCGTGATACCCGTAGTTCAAGTGCAAGTTTGGCGGTGGCAGTTATTCCCTTTATGACCACCGCCCTTTTTACAGCAGGACGCCATTGCAATGACTTCATGCTGTAAACCCTGTGACACCCAGCCAAGGACGGCACTTTCCATCATCCCTGTTTCGCCCGGTTCGCCGGGCATTTTTTTAAGGTGAGATTAGACTATGAGTGACAAAGACATTGAATCTGAAATTCAGGCTAAAGGCTTAACGGCGCCCCGCGTTACGCCCAACCATATCGAAAGCATTATTGCCAGCGAGCATTACTTCACTGGCTCTGATGGTGTACTGGGTGCCTACAAAAACAACGATGACGTTTACGTTGGCAGCGCACCTAGCGATAAATCAGTACGGTCTTTAGATTTGATTACCTTCTGTGTCCTGGTGCTTCAAAACGGCTTTACCGTCACCGGCGAAAGCGCCTGCGCCAGCCCGGAAAACTTCGACGAGGAGATCGGGCGTAAGATTGCCCGCGAGAATGCGGTGGCGAAGATCTGGCCGCTGGAAGGCTATCTGCTGAAGCAGAAATTAAGCGAACAATAACGCCGTGACATGTCACAATCAGCCCGCCGTTGAGCGGGCTTTTTTACGCCCACGGGTCGTACTCGCTGATCACGTTGGGCTGCTTTCCGCCGGCAGCAGGGAAATCTGAACGCTTCGTCACCGGGTATGCGAACGTCAGAAGCAGCGCATCACCCTTGCCAGGCGACCGGCCCAAACGCTCTTTGATATCCTCTTTCGGCTCCATGACGATCTTGCCGTCCACCCTCACCTTGTACTCTGCCGCGGACAGGTCGTCTGCTGTCTCCTGGTCATCCAGCGCACCGCCGAGCTTGAGCCACGTCTTACAGGCGTTGAACATCTCTCCGCGCTTATTCAGCATCTGCGGGTCTGCCGATGCGCCGCCGAACGGCACAAGCTGCCACGTTCTGCCCCAGCCGTCACCGATGGACTTCAGCCCGGTACCGTAACCGAAGTCGATAAACACCGCGTCAGCCTGGTACTGGTCCTCAAAGTCGGCGATTCGCTTCGCCATAATCAGATCGTCCGTGGTCTTGTTGCCGGTCCAGAGCACTTTGCTGTGCAGCCCCTGGCGGAGATAGATCACTGCATCATCCACGCCTGAATAAGCCGGGTCGACGCCGATTATCCGCGGGGCGTGCGCCACCTGCGCAGCGGTCACTACACGCTTCATCGCCTCATCAGTCAGCCCGGTAGGGATAAACTGCAGCTCTGAAGCATCCGGGAAGATCCCGCGCACGCGGACCTTCACAAAGTCGCTGTCCTCGCCGTAGTCGTCCACCCATTTCTGCAGCTGCTGCTTGTTGGTGCCTTCGACGGTGCGGCTGTCGATTTGCGCGCACTTCCAGCGATGCTTGTATTTGCGGAAGCACTCGCGGAATCGCCCAGTGTTGCGCGTCGGGTTACCGAATGCCACCCAGATGATTTCGGTGTCTTCGTCCGTCAGCGCGCCCTCGGCAACCTCCCAGACAAGATCTGCGATGTTGGATGCTTCGTCGAATACCACAACGATGCGCTTACGCTCGTTGTGCAGGCCTGCAAACGCCTCTGTGTTGTGCTCAGACCATGGAATAGCATCGGCGCGCCAGCGTTTGTCATGGCCCGGATCGTTGCTGTACATCGCGGTGGCAGTGCAGGTGAACCACTCTTTCGTGATAGCCAGGTTCGACCATTTGATGATTTCCGGCCAGGTCTTCGTGCGCAGCTGGTTGTCGGTGTTGGCGGTCACCACCACCTTGCAATCTTCACAGGTGGACATGGCCCAGTTAATCAGCATCGAGATGAATGCAGATTTGCCGATGCCGTGGCCGGATGCGCGGGAAATCATCAGCGGCTGGTGACGTGTCGCGGGATTCTGCAGGTGCTCGCCTATCTCGCGGAATGCGTCAGCCTGCCACTGTCGCGGCCCGGAGGCGTGCGCCAGTTCGGTGCCATCCTCACCCCACGGGAACGCATACAGCGCATAGCCAAGCGGGTCATGGGTGAAGCTGGCGATATCGTCGATCAGCTGTTCTTCCGGGGATAAATCGGCGTCTGTCACTGGTCACCACCATTGCGCTCTTTCAGGCGCTTGCGCGCGGCGGCCATGCGGTCGGCGATAGTGACGTTCACGTTAACTTCCATGCGCTCTTTGAACGCGTTAACGTCGACGTGCTTACCGATTAGCTCGAGGTTCTTCACCTTGTCGGGCCATTTCACCTTCTTCAGGATATGCTCGACATCCTCAACAGAGAGATCAGCCTCGCCATTCTCTTTTTGCAGAGAAGCCTGGGTCGTCTTGATGGTAGCGATATCCATAGCACTGAGAGAGGTACGCCAGACCTTCGGCCATTCAGCGATCGGCTTCATCCCGCCGTCATCGTTCAGGATATCCAGCACATCCATCTGGTCGATCTCCACCAGGCGCATGAGAACGTAATCAGCACTGACGCGCATTCGTTTGTTGCGCTCTTCCATCAACTCGGCAATCCGTTTTTGAATGCGTTCATCGCGCATCATGACGCTGGCTTTAACTGCCGCTGTATTTGGGGAGAATCCTGCGTTAATCGCTGCCTGAGTCTGGTTTTCAGGCGTTTTGATGTATGACTGGCAATAAGCCTCCTGCATTGCTGTTAGTGGCTTAAATTGCGTTGATTTGCGTTTATAGGTTTTAGGTTCAGCAGGCATCATAACCACCGTGGTAATAGTTACCGTTGTGGTAATAGTACCATGCAAAATAAAGCCGCCATAGTTGGCGGCAGTATTCAAAACACATCAAATTCATCATGCATAATCTACTCGTGACATGTCACACTATTAATTTCGTTTCGTGCCAGCCAAGAGTGGCCCAGCACTGAGAGTCACCAGCGCAAGGGCAGGATGCCACCGGCAGTTGATCGCCGCACTTTCCGCAGCGCCGCTTGCTGATGGCGTTAATCCGGCCGCGCACCCGGGCATCATCCTGGCGGATAAGCAACGCGATGTACTCGGCCATTTCGTAGGGATCGCGACCAGGGCGCCGGGCGGCGCAGTTACGGGCCAGCATCTCCTGCTCCTGCTCATCCAGCACCAGTTCAATTTTACGCTCACCGGCGGCGGACTGCCGCGCGCGCTGCGCGGCTTTACGTTCTGCGGGGGATTTAGGCATCACTAACCTCCTGCGGGGCGGCTGGCAGCGATACATGAGACCACGACTCACCACTAACCACTCTCCTAATTGTTCTTTTGGAAACGTTAAACATTTTGGCTAGCGACCCAAAAGAGGCGCCCAACCCCCTTAACATCCTTATTTCACTTACGCTTTGGTTGTTTAGCTTTGAGTTGGCCTGCATTTCCCCTTTATATGCCGGAAGATGTGACCTGTTTCTCAGCCCTGCTTCCCATGCATGCTTTCTATTCTCCTGTGGCGTGACCCATTCAAGATTTATTAGGTGTGGGTTGGCCTTATTTCCGTCTATATGATTTACCTCGGGCTTACCATAAGGATTCGGTAGAAATGCTTCTGCAACTAGTCTATGCACTCTTGCAATTTCCCTCCTCCCATTTGAAGCATCACTCAGCCTAACAACGCAATATCCATTGGTATTAAGAAATTGTTTTAGCGGTCCGCCATTAAAGCGCTGCTTAGTTCCATCCCTCCTCAAAATCACTCTTGGCAGACTAATGACATCTCCGCACTCATTAACCTGGTAAATACCTTCCCAACCAACAACTGGTAAGAATTTCATGAGTTACTCCTTAGGCGGATTTGGCAATGGCATCCAGTGCGACGGCTCCCAATAGCAACCAAAACCATGCTCAAAATTATGTCTACCGTATACAGCAATCCTTACATCCGAGTCGCCACCTTCATGCGCTTTAGGCCTGTACACAAGCACCGCCTGCCCTTTTTCAGGTATCCGCTCGCTTACTGGAATCCATTTACCCGGCACGGTAGCGGGTTCACTACCGGGTGACTGCGGCGCGGCTGCGAGCATGGCGGCGCGGCAACGTTTCCATACGTACCAGTAGGATTCTCGCCAGGCGATGTTATCTGCCTCTGAGGCTTCCTGGGACAGGTCAAAAGAACAATCAGAAGCAAACCAGGAGTCAAATAGCGCCCTTAATTTTCTATCATCCATCACTACCGGCGCTGGCTGCTGCGCGGGGATATGCCCAAGTAGCTTGTTCACTTCCCTCGCCATTGCGCCGTATTTGTCCAAGTGACGATTAGCCTCCAGGCAAACTCGCTGCATCTGGTCAGCGTTAACCCGTTTCACTGGCTTGCTGTTTGCACTTTGTACAGCGTCATCAAGCTGTTGCAGGAGAATATTGACCACGGCGGCAGCATTTTGCGGAGTAACTTCCCAGCCTTCATACTCGTAACCGCTGCCGTTAAGGCGATCAACAATCGCGGTCAGTTCCGGCGCTGACTGCGCGTGGCGATAGAGCGGTTGTACATTCTCAAATTCAGCCATCCAGTAATGGCCTACCTTTTGGCTTACAGTTATCGCTGGTATGCCAATGTCGTTATTGTTGTGCATCCACGCCACAGGCTCGCATGACTCCTGCGCCAGACCAGCATTCCATTCCCGCAATTCTTCGGTATAGCGCTGCGCCTTCTCCAGCACCTCTACCAGCGCGAGGATGTTGGCAGGACTTGATAACTCGTACCACTCGTTGATCGTTGTGATATCAATGTCGATCTGTTCATCCTCATGCTGTGAAAGGTCAATTATTTCGTCGCCTGGGAATGCTTTTAGGCGGTCGATAGCATCGGCAGTTGTATTGGCCGCCGCTTTCAGGCTCTTCGCCAGTGCGGTGATATCAGTTGTCATGCGGCACGCTCCTTGCTGGTTTTTCCATCTACGACTGCATCGAAGCCTGAAGGGGTTAAATTCACGCTGTAATACAGGCCATCAAATTTTCTGCACGCTGGATTACGCCAATTCACTAGCCCCTCACGAAAAAGCACCGGAATAGAGGGGCAATTAACGCGGTGGGAGATTTTATCTTGCTCACCTTTTTGTTTGTCGCCGCGCATGAAATACCGTGTTCCGTTATACATACGGCGAAGCGTGAAGATTTGAGCGTCAGTTAGTTTTAGGTGCTTGCTCATTTGTCGGCCCCCTCGCGCAGCTGCTTGGCGAAGTCATCAGCGTGCTCACCGGCAAGCCACCAGTTGTCCCTGATATCTGAAGAAATGGCCTGCTTGGATTTTTCTCGGCATTTTTCGACAAACTCATCCACCCCATCAGCCTTAATCCCGGCTACGATGCGATCGGTGGCGGGGGTTTCTGGTTTAAGTGCATCCAGCACCGCACGGATAACTTCGGCTTCGTTCTCAACCCACGACCATTCGGAAGTATCATTCCAGTCGTGGTCCATGACGGCGGTATCCATGAACGCGTCGACAGCTTCAGCTGGAATTTCTTCCGGGCTAAATGCTGCCTTCAGCCCCACATTCTCCGCAGCCAGTTGCTGGTACGCTTTCGCCAGCTTCAGGAACTTCTGCTCTCTGATCGAAAGCTCGCCTGCGCTCTCCAGGGAAGCGATGAGCTCGTTTACTGTTTCGATGTTCATGCTGTCACCCACTCGATCGCCAGATAAGCCACATACAGGATGGCGACGATTGCCACCCACCCAATGATGTTTGCCACCATCACGAACAGCAGCAGTGACCGCCGGCTGTAATTCACGAAATCAAAATCCATACTTACCCCCGCTTACCCGTTTAACTTATTGATTCAATTGATATCAATGAAGATCGTTGTTTTAGAACTCTTCGACCTTCCACCCGCCGCCGGCTTTTGCCGGGAGCTTCGTTACTCCGATGATCCTGAATGGGTACTGATCGGCTGCGACTTTGGTTTTCACCCTGGCATCGTCAGTCCAGAACCCTTTCACCTCATGCAATTCCATCTGGCCGTTTGCCAGCATCACGGCGAAGTCAGGCGTGTAGAACGTGTTGTCAGCCAGACGCAGCTTGATGCCTTCGAACCGGTACCAGGCGATTTCCCCGTAGCGCTTACGCAGCTCAAGCTCTTGCGCATACGCCGTTTCGGTTTTGTTCATCTGGCCCGCTTTAAGCCGGCCAAGTGCCTGTAGTGTCTTTCGCATGATTTTTACCTTATTGGTAATTTATAACCATAAACGGATCAATATCAATAGTATTGCGCATATTTTATTACCCTTTTGGTAAACATTGAGGCGTAAAAAAACGCGCTTCCGCGCCGGTATTACTTGATGAGTCCTGCTGCCTTCCCTCGCCGGTATTCCTCCATCAGCCACTGTGCCGGGGTTATACCTCCGAGTGTCGCCGCGTTAGGCATACATCCGAAACTTCGACCTGGCGGATGGTAGGTATTGCCACCGGGGTCTGGAGGGGTATTTATAGGCTCTGGATTCGCCTGGATGCTCAGAATCGGATCGGGTATCTGATGCCCTGCCGCGACCTTCGACGCCCATTCGTCCAGAAGCTTACGCGCATGTTTCTCAACCTCAATCTCACTCAACTGACGCTGGTACATCGCACGCCTGGTATCGCACACAATCCAGTACATGACAGGGTGGCGCCACGGGAATTGTTCTGGTCCGCCAGGCTGTAGGCTTTTCTCCTTGGCATAGCGGTGAAACTCCCCCATCACATCTTCGATACTCACGCCAAGCACCATCTTGCTGTCTTTGCACCACTTGATGAATTGACCTGGTGACGGCCAGAACGGTGATTCACTGGCACGGGCATGGCGCATTCCTGCTGATACCTGCTCACGGGTACGGATACCACCTTCGGCGAACGCGGCGATCCACTGGCGCTTAGCGTCGGTCTCCTGCTGTGCGGTCTTAAGGTTGGTCTGCTCTGCTGCCGGAAACAGTTGCTTGAGCTGTTTAAACAGGGCATCGACAAGTCTCTCTGCGCTGATGTTCACAACATTGTCTTGCTGAGCCTGGTGATTGTCCGGACCCATCATGCGAGCCAGGGCGCCGGCATCACGATTCTGAATTGCTGCGAATACGTTACTCATAAGAAATCCTTCCAGCCTTCAGGGCTGTTCCAGTGTGGTACTTCATCGTCAGAGCTTTCACCGCGCTTTCCTGCCGCTCTTTTTTTCCTGTTCATCAGCAGCCGGGCAAACTTCTGCTCCCACTGCACGTGTTGCATCACATTGCCTTCTGCCATCCAGTAGGTGATGAATTCGATCAGGTCTGATTTCTTGTAACCGTCAGCTGGTAGCGCATGGCCCCATGTTCTGGCGCGCATGACAAAGTCCTCTGACGGCTTCCAGTTTTCATGCATGGTGAATTTGCCAATTGGCTCTCCGATACCATCAACGACAACCGGAGGGACTTGAATTACTTCGCGCGCAGAGAGAGGGGTTTTTATTTCCCTGATCCCTGATCCCTGATCCATTCCTAATGGTACTTGTACCGTATCAGTACCGTACTCATACGGTACTAAGGGTAAACATTTGATTTTGCTTTCTTTTGGCTTATTCACTACCTGATGTTTAAGGAAATTCGTTATGACCCCAAAATGCTTTCCATCAGGGGTGGAAAACATGGATAAATAGCCACAGTTGGAAAGCTCCCGTATTAGTACCGGAATAGGAACGGATGGTTCTCGGATAGGGAAAACTGCAGCTTTGATAAGCTTCGGGTTTGCATTGAAATAGCCTTCATCATCTGCGTAATTGAGCAGACCAATAGCCAGCAAGCAGGCTGGTTCTGATACCTCTGCCATGTCTTCATCGGTCCAGAACTCGGGCTTAATGGTACGAATGCGGGCCATCAGATCACCTCCACGGCATTACCTCTTGAGGCCTCATGCATTAGCCGTTTTATCTCAGCATGGCGGCGGCGGTTAGTCTCGAGGGTGCATTCGACACAATGCCCGTTGTATACCCATCGCTCACTGTCATGGCCGTGCTTACATTGCTTACCGGTGTAGTAGCGCTTTAGTCCTGCCTTTGCCGCTTCGACGCGAGTAATGATCTCCATAGTTCCTGTCTCACTCTGGTTGTGGTTACGGTAATTTTGCAGCAAGCCAAAAAAAGATCAACCGTATTTGGATAATTGTTACCAAATTGGTGCACAGGGAGAGGCAGGAGCCGCCTGTGGTTGGCGGCGAGGGTGAGTTTTAAGGATTAACGTTCGTGGAACCAGAGGACCAGGTCGGATTTTGCGGTTATCCACTTACGGGATTTGCAGGCTTTAAACAGTCTTTCTAACAGAGGCTTACGTGGAATTCTTGTACGGCCAGTCAGGTGAACCTGAATGTAGTGGCTGGTCGTGCCGGCGTCACTTGCGAACTCTTCACGCTCTGCCGGAGAGAGGTCGAGCCAGCAGCGTTTGAAGTCAAATTTTTGCACATCGCTCATATTTTTTTAGTCCCGGACTAACTTTAGACAGCCTGATTATTACCAATCTGGTGTAAAAATCAATGACTGTTACCTTTTTGGTAAGTTTACCTTTATGGTAATATTCTATTAAATTTAATCAGTTAGGTAACAATTTCAGGCCAAAAAAATAGAAATGAAAAGCATCTACGACATACGACGCGACAACCTCAACGAGATAATCCGGAAGGATTTCGATAACACGCAACTCAGGTTTGCCGAGAGAATAAAAAATCAGCTAACCTCGTTAACAGGTGGAGCAAGGGGACAAAAAATATCGGCGCTAACGCGGCACGCGAGATCGAGTCGTTCGCCGGGAAAGGTCGTTTCTGGCTGGATATCGACCATCTGTCAGATACCCCGACGCTGCCGGAGATTATCGACCCGCAGGAATGGAGTGTGGAAAAGCAGGCAGCGTTTACCCTGGGTGTATGGATGGGACAGCATCCGGATCTGAACTCAGAGAAAAAGGTTTCGGAAGCGGCCGGCATCGGCCAGGCGACCGTAAATCGCATCCTGAACTGCGAAGGATCCACCAGCATTGGCGTGCTGTCGGCTATCGCCAGGGCGTTCGGCCGCGATGCATATGAGCTGATCCTGCCGCCTGGAAATGCTGGTCTGATTGACTATGACCATCATGAATACGCCGGGCTGCCGCAGGAAGAGAAAAACAAGATCGCCGCCTTCATCAAGTTCATCGTCAGCCAGAACCAGTAACCTCTAACCTACCTGTCACCCCCTGGTGGGATAACTCCCCGCGCCTCATGCACTTACCAAAATGGTAAACTTTTCCTCATCAAATCTATTGACACAACCATAAATTGATCAGATTATTACCTTAACGGTAACAACAGGGCGTTAAATTACCAGAAATCCACCACCGGGTGGTTTTCTCATACCCCTGATATTTACCAAATGGTAATAGTGAGGTGTGTATGCAATGGCAAATCATTAACGGCTGGTACTGCGTTACGGCATGCGGGCTGATGAGCTGGAAGTTTCGCACGCTGCCGGAAGCAATCAGCTGGGCATTCGTCAGCAAACTGGCAGCAAAAACGGAAATGGATATGGGGGTGAGCAAGTGAACATTCAGCAGATTAACAACCTGAAAAAAATCATGAACAGCATCGACGGCGACTACCAGCTTAACCAGATGCTGTACGAGCGCCACGTCGAGCTTATCGACGCGATCAAGTTCCATCAGCTGCAAAAACCATTCTACGAACTGGAGCGCAAAGGCGTGCGCAGCGAGATCCTGGAAGAGCTGATGATGAGCTCTGAGTTTGAAGAATGCCTGGCCGCGTATCAGCGGGAACTCACCGGCATCATTGCCAAGTGGGATCTGGCTGACCAGCTGGATACGGCGAGGAACGCAGCATGATGAATAACGTTGGCAGCATGGACAGAACCAAGTATCTCGGCGGCAGTGATGTCGCCGGTATTCTCGGGATCAGCCCGTGGCGCACTCCGCTTGAGGTTTACCTCGACAAAGTTCAGCCACGCAATAAGCCAATAGATCCAGGGAAACAGAGAGTGTTTACGCGTGGCCAGCGTATGGAGCCATACGTAATCGACCTGCTGGCTGAAGAAACAGGACTCGAAATCATCCACCGCGGGAACCGGTACATCCACCGTGATTACGGCTTTATCGCAGCTGAGATTGATGCAGAAGCAGCTACCGGAGAGAACATCGAGATCAAAACGGTTAGCCCGTTCAAGGCTAAGGAATGGGGAGAGGTTCAGACAGATGCGATCCCTGTGCATTACACGGCGCAGGCCATGCATGGGCTGATGGTTACCGGGAAACAGGTATGCGTATTTGGTGTGCTGATCGGCGGTGATGACTTCCGTATCTATCGGGTTGAGCGTGACGAAGAAACCATCCAGGCCATCCTGGAGAAAGAAGTCTCCTTCTGGGACAGGGTGATAAACCTCAACCCGCCGGAGGCCACCAGCGTAAGCGATATTTCGCTGATGTTTGAGAAGGACGCCGGTACCAGTATTGAGGCAGACGGTAAAGCTCTGTCGCTATACAACGACCTTAGAGACATGAAGTCACGCTGCAAAGCGCTGGAAGCAGAAATAGCTGTATCAGAAGAGAAACTGAAGATTTATATGCAGGATAACTCAGTTCTGACGCTGGATGGTAAGCCGATCTGCACATGGAAATCTCAGGTTAGCAATCGATTTGACCAAAAGCTATTCCAAGCAGAACACCCTGCCCTTTACGAAAAATTCAAAACAGCAACGACATCACGCGTATTCAGAATGAAGTAAGGAGAAAACATGTCTACCAACGCACTTAAGGCGGCTGCGACAGGAAACCAGGTCGCGCAGCATAGCGATAAACCAACCACTCTGGCTGGCTTGCTCGCAGATCCAAAAATTAAGGCTCAGATGGCGCTGGCTCTTCCAAAGCACATGACAGCCGACCGCCTTGCGCGCATCGCTACTACAGAGATCCGCAAGATCCCAAAACTGGCGGCCTGTGACCAGGCCAGCTTCCTCGGGGCGATTATGCAATGTGCTCAACTCGGTCTTGAGCCAGGCGGCGCACTTGGCCATGCATACCTGATTCCGTTCGACAAACGCCAGAAAGTAAATGGCCGCTGGGAAACTGTATCGACAGAAGCGCAGCTGATTATTGGTTATCGAGGAATGATTGACCTCGCCCGCCGGTCAGGTCAAATCCTGAGCATATCAGCGCGCACAGTCCATGCGAACGACAAATTCAGTTACTCATACGGGCTGGAAGAAACGCTCGAGCATTCACCTTGCGAGACCGGTGACCGAGGAGAACTTACGCATGTTTACGCCGTTGCACGCCTGAAAGATGGCGGCGTTCAGTTCGAAGTTATGAGCCGGGCAGACGTTGAGAAAGTTCGTGCCCTGAGCAAAGCCGGAAGCAGCGGACCGTGGGTGGAGCACTTTGACGAGATGGCCAAAAAGACGGTGATCCGTCGCCTGTTTAAATACCTGCCTGTTTCTATCGAACTGCAAAAAGCGGTTGTGATGGATGAACGAGCTGAAGCCGGCCTGAGCCAAGATAACGCAGCTGTTATCACCGGTGAGTATTCCGTCGTAGACGATGAGCAGCAGAGCATGACAGCAGTTTCTGAATCTGATCGAGAAGAAGCACGTGAATACGCTAGCGCCATTCTGAACAGCCTTGATCCTTCTGTGGATGATGCAAAGGCGCTTTTTAAGCGGGCAGAAGACGAAATAAACGCACTGGCTGAAAAGTTAGGCGATGAATACCACCAGGGATTCATGACGACGCTTAACGATATGCGTCCTGAATTTGCATAACACCACCACCGCGGCGCCGGGCGCGCCGCACTGAAAAAAGAGAGGTAACGATGAAAGGTGCATTAGGCAAAAAGGAACTGCTGGCGGTGGTGCCTGTATCGATGAGCACTATCGACCGCATGGAGAAAAACGGGGAGTTCCCTAAGCGTTTCTGGATCACAGACAAGCGCTGCGCCTGGAACAGCGAAGAGATCGAGCGCTGGCTGGATGAACGTCAGCAGAACGGCACAACGGAGTTTGCTGGAAAAAAGCCTCCGGTTGAGCAGCGAGTATTTCGCCCGGTTGGTAACGCGGCGTGACGTCGCTGGCGAGGTACTGGGAAAGGTGGTCAGGATGGTTTATGTACCTGGCCGCCGTATCCGCCTGGCCGCTCGCCTCTGGCTTGAGTGCATGGATGCGGCCACTGGCGAGGTTGAGCGGGCCCGTATCGCTATACGCCGCGATCAGTGCATTGGCCGCGGGAACCGGCTTCGCCAGGGATGCTATGCCGGGATCTGCGCAACCGCCGGGGTGATTTATGACTAACCCACACGACAGCATTCGCGTAGGCAGTATCACGCTGGTTTATTCGTCCGTGCGGAGTGGCTGGCTGGCGCCCGGCGGCCAGGTTATCCAGAACCCGCTGAAGGCACAACGCCTGGCTGAGCAACTGAATAGTAAGAAGGGGGCAGCATGACTGATGGATATGTCAATGAACTCGAAATGGGGAAATGTGGTGAGTATTACGCAATTTTCTCATTAACAAAACAAGGGTTTATTTGTTTCCCGTCAGACCAGGGATTGCCATATGACATCGTTGTCCAAAGTGAAGGAAGGTTATTGCGAGGACAGGTCAGATCAACACTTCGTATGCGAGATTACGGAAAGTCAAAAAATGTTTACAGATTTAGCACCAGAACCGGAAAAGGGAGCATACGAGCAACTCAATGTGGATATTGTGATTTTTATGCCTTTGTTGTGATCGAGGATGAAAAAATAGGTTTCATGGCAGCAAAGGAGCTTACCAGCTGCAAAAACATTGGCTCAATAAAACAAACTTTAGAGTTTCGCACTGAAGATAAAGTTTACCCAGGACGAATTTACCCTACCGGAAAACAAAGAATTCTTGATTATTCAAGAAATATCGAATCATTTTCATCTTTTCGTCGCGTAGCTGAGCTGTTGAGGAAAAAATCATGACAACTAAAAAATACACTCTAATTTATAGCGATCCGCCATGGGCATACCGCGACAAGGCAGCCGACGGTGACCGCGGCGCCGGTTTCAAATATCCGGTTATGAACGTTATGGATATCTGCCGGCTGCCAGTATGGGAGCTCGCCGCCGAAGATTGTCTTCTGGCTATGTGGTGGGTACCGACTCAGCCGGTAGAGGCGCTGAAAGTCATGGAGGCCTGGGGGTTCCGCCTGATGACCATGAAGGGATTCACCTGGCACAAGACGAACAAGCATAAAGGGAACAGTGCGATCGGCATGGGCCATATGACCCGGGCGAACAGCGAAGACTGCCTGTTTGCCGTGCGCGGGAAACTACCGGCCCGCATGGATGCCTCAATCTGCCAGCATGTCACGGCGCCGCGCCTGGAGAACTCGCGCAAACCGGACGTTATCCGCGAGAAACTGGTGCAGCTGCTTGGCGATGTCCCGCGCATTGAGCTCTTTGCCCGCCAGTCGTCTCACGGTTTCGATGTGTGGGGGAACCAGAGCACGGCGCCGGCGGTTGAGTTGCTGCCCGGCTGCGTAGTGCCGGTAGTGAAGACGGAGGCCGCATGAACATTGCCGAAGAGGCCTCACTGATACGACAACTCGAAGAGGCGCGCGCCATTATCAACCAGAGGAATGGTGAGATCCTTCACCTGCAGAGAGAAGCGGCGCGCTACCGTGAGCAGCGGGATTCTGCAAACGCGATGGTTAAGTTCCTGCGCGGACTCTTTGAGAATTCTTCGCAGGCGACACAATGAGCCGCCTCCGGGCGGACTATTGTTCATTCATCCACTTTTCAAATGCAGACGGGGAGAACGGCACAAGGTCGTAATGCTCCCCGTTTATCCATGCATCAACCATATTTGCCCACTGCTGCAGCATGTAGGCCCGCTGCCGGGAATACTCGGCCTTGTTGTAAACCGCCCTCACGCCCTTCTGTTCATGCGCCAGCGCCTTCTCTATCCAGTCTGACGGGAATCCCGCTTCATGCAAAAGCGTGCTCGCTGTGCGCCGCAGGTCGTGCACTGTTAGAGGTTGCAGGTTCTCCCCGGCATCCGCTGCAGCAGCAACCGCGCGATCGATGACTGAGTTAAGAGCGGCATTGGATAACGGCTTACTGGTGCTGTAGCGACCTGGCAACAGATAATCACTCCCGCCGGCGCACATCTGCAGGCCTATCATCAGATCCTGTGCCTGGGACGGCAGGTAGATGACGTGTGACCGGCTGCCTTTCATCCTGTCAGATGGGATCGTCCAGGTTCCTTTGCTGAAATCCACCTCTTTCCACGTCGCCATGATGAACTCGGTTTTGCGCACCATCGTGATCAGGATGAGCTTCACAGCCAGCTTTAAGGTTGGCAAAGTGCTGACGGTATCGAGGGACCTGAACAGCACGCCGATTTCTTCCGGCTGCAGGCAACGGTCACGCGGTTTAAACATGGCGATCGCTGAAGGTTTGATATCTGCGGCCGGGTTGAATAACCCGTGCCCGCGGTCATTGGCGTACCGGTAAACGCTGCTGATGATTTCACGCGCCTGCACCGCCGTCGCGCGTCCGCCGCGCTCGACTATGCGATCGCAAAGATCACGCACCATAGGGGTCGTTATCTCTGACATCATTTTGTTTCCGAGAACAGGCAAAATATCCCGGTCGATTACTGATTGCTTCATAGCCCGCGTACTGTCAGCCAGGACCACATGTTTCATGTAGGCGTCGGTATGTACCGTAAATGTTTCGGCGCCGCGGATCCGTTTGATACCGTCACGTTTAGCCGCAGCCGGCGATTGGCCTGCGTTCAGCAGCTTTTTAGCCGCTATCAGTTCATCCCTGGCTTCAGCCAGTGTGATACCGTCACGACCATACTGACCGATAACCAGCGTCTCCCGTCGGCCGTTGATGCGGTAATCGTAACGAAACGAGATGGTGCCTGAGATCAGCACGGCTACGTATAGACCGTCGCGATCGGAGACCTTGTACAT